GAACCCCATCAGGCGTTCCCCCGGACGATGCAGTCGTAGATGATCGGCAGACCAGCAGGCCGCAGCACATCGACCGCGATCAGTGTGCGCTTGCTTGCATCGGCCAGCGTGATGATGGAATTGACGGGAGGCACTGGCAGCGCCGCGCCAGACTGATCCAGACCGGACAAAAGCATCTGCTCGTCGCCAGCTTTGATATCGCCGCCGTCGACCTTGCGGAAAGGACTTGCTGGGAAGAGCACAGCCTTGCACGACTTGTTGTAGCTGCCGTTCGAAACGGTGCCGGTGGCTGGATCATAGGTGCCGGGTGTGCCGCCCAGGATGGAGACAAGTTGGCCGTTCTTTGCGATCATACGGTCGGCAGAGGTGCGCTGTGCGGCAGTCATGCGCGTACCAGTGAGACTGATGCCCCACTGCCTTTGAGATATGCGCCCAACAGGCCATCAACTGCCGTGAAGCGGGTGCCTTGCGGACCAAATTCGGAATACTCGGTTTCGAGCGGGCCGACCTTTTCGCGGATGATGGCCCGGCCCTGATCTTCGGACAGGGGCGCGGTAATCGCACGCAAAGCCAGATCGGCGCAGGCGTTGTTCACCTCGATAGGCACAACGATGGACGATACATCGAAGCCATCGACCTGCGCGCCGTAGCGCGGCCATGACAGCGCCTGATCACGCTTGAGGCGCGTGCCCTTCCAACGCTGGCGGTAGGTCTGTTCCATATACGCGGTAGCACGGCGAAGGGCTGCTTCTTTGACCGCGTCGGTGCCCGTCCAGGTCGTATTGCCGAAAGCGGCATGGCGTGCGTCAGCGTCGGCTACAGAGATGTAGCTTTCCGCATTCGCGAGGCCTTCACCGATTTCGACAATCAGAACCATTATTCGGCGACCTTCTTGCGCGGCGCGCGCGGCGCCTTCGGCAGCGAACCGCCCTTCTTCCCGTCGCCGTCGTGGTCGAGCGGATCGCGTTCGTCGTAAAGCTCGTGAATTGCCGGGTCGTACTCAGCCACCCAGTGCCAGCCACGGGGACCGTCACGCTTCACTCGAACTGCGTTTGGATTGGTCGGATGGATCATATCGCCCTCCACAAGGATGGGCGGGGACCGAAGTCCCCGCCGCACCTATCAGCCAAGCAGGGTGGCGATGAAGTCAGGCTTCCAGGCTTTGATGCCGTAGAGGCACGAAACCTCGTACATCGCCTTCTTGTAGCCCTTGTAGACCGCGACCGTGTAGACGAGGCCCGAGTGCGGGTCTTGGATCGTCATCATGTCGTCAGCAGCATCGCCACCATTCGGAACCGCAATCGGGCGAATGCCCAATTCGACAGCCGAGCGGTGGAAGGCGAGGTTTGCTGCATAGCTGCCGCCAATGGTGATTTCATTGGCATCGACACCGGCAACGCGCAGGCCGGGCGATCCGATGACGATGTCACCGCTTGTCGCAGCAAGGCCAGTATTGACGACATACTTGTTTACGGTGTCGCCAGCGTGCGTGATGATATCGCCCGCCTTGATGCCGGTCGAGTTCACGGTTCCGCCTTCGACCGAAAGGACGGTCTGGCCAATCGCTTCACCTGCGGCGATGAAGTCGTAACCGGTACCTGCACCAGCAACGTGCGAGGCGACGCCAGCGGATTCGCGCAGACGCAGCCCCTGAAGGTTCAGCAACTCGCCCTGACGGAGCATGGAGCCACCATCACCGGCCTCATTGACCTTCTGAAGCTGAGCAAGTTGGCGGAGATTGGTCCCGGCCAGCGTGTTCAGAACGAGCGACACGTTGCCGTCCATCGGGCAACCATTATCAACGAGAATCTGACGGATTTCCGCGATCTCGTTGAAGTTCGAGCCGAAGGGGGCAGTGCCAGCCTGACCGAAAGCGCGCGAAGAACCGACATAAGCCGCAAGGCCGATATCGACTTCGATCTTGTTCGTGATGGCACGAATGGCCTGCTCGAACATGTCGCCGAAGACGCTGTCATAGCCCGAACCGTTGTTCAGGTGCTTCACTTCTTCGCCGGTGATCGGAATTTGTACGTTGGCAAACGTGTCCAGGGTCATCGTCTTGTTATCGACGGTCTGGTCAGTGCCTTCAGGGATCGTCATCGACGGCGTGTAGGTCGTCGAAACAGATGGGGTGCGCGTGAAGTGCGCGCGGATCGTGTCACCCTTGGCGGCCTGCAAGGTCGCATCGCCGTTGATGGTGACAGAGGGAATGAAGCCGACCAGTTCGCGACCGACAGTATCGGCGGCTTTGTAAATGTCGGCAGCAAGATTGTTGAGCGAATGAGCCACGGGTCATCTCCGGTGCGGATGTTTTCGGGGAAACCGCGAGTGGCGCAGCCATCTCATTGCGGGCCCGGCGCAGCCGGAGGCGGAATAGGCGCAGCCCAATTCCTATGTGGAGCTAACGTGAATCAACCGGAGCAGAAAGTCAATAGGGGCGGCCCAACAGCGCCGCCCCACCACCCTTAAGCGGCCTGCGGTTCGATCCTGCCGCCGTCCTTTGAGAAGGCCGCCCGATCCACATGGCTCATGCCGTCCCATTGCGCACGCGTGACAGTTTTTCCGCCGGCAGGAGCACCACCCCCGGCTGCGCCGCCGCCGGTGTTGTGCGGGGCGGCCTGAAACGCTTTACCCTCATCGCTGGCAAGGAACGTCTTGATGTGGTCGCCAGCAGGCTTGTCGCCAATGGTGACAGCATACTTGCCATCGATCAATTCGGCCTTTGCGCCCTGCATGATCATCGCCTTAAACGCAGGCACGAGCGCAGGAACGACGTTACCCGCCGCAATGGCCGATGAGACTTCAGCCTCAAGTGCGTAATTGCGTGCTGCGCCCTGCTCGGTTTCGAGCGCCTTCACCGCGTTGTCACGCTCACCTGTCAGCGCTTTGATCTGCTTGGTCAGGTCGGCGTTCGCCGTCTCCGCCTTATCCGCCCGGTCTTCAGCAGCAGCCAAATCTTCGGGCTTAATCTCGCCCGCACGCTTCAAACGCCGGTTTTCGCCGACGATCTCGGTGTTCTTGGTCTCCAGCTTATCGATGGAATCCTTGAGCGGCCCGACCGCCTTTTGAATGGCCGCATCAAGATCGGCCTGGGTGAACTTTGGTTCGTCTGCCATGATAAAATTCCCTATCGCGCCCGCAGTTCGGACAGGGACAATTCCCTGCCGGTACCGGACACCAAATCACGCAAAGTTATTTTCCCGTCTCTCCACAGTTGCGCCCTGCCCTTACCCAGCATTTCGTCCTGCTCGGCTTGGGAAAGGCGGCTTAGAAATCCCGTCATGCTCGTATCGTCGCCGGTGGGGCCTTTGGATGACGCGCGCCCGCCAGAGTTCATCACGGCATCAACCTCGTCCTGCCCGACCAGTGCTGCCAATGCAGACAGACCGGGCCGGATCGACAGCGTGCAACGGCAACCGAAATGGGCCGGCGCACCGCCATTCCAATCGATCGTGTTGCCATTGACCGGCTCCCCGTCGGCATCCCACTGCGCGCCGTCGAGCGCCATGCACTGACCGCACGTGCGCGTATCAAGCGTAGACAGCCAGCACAGCGTATCGCCCGGCGACATGTTCTTGCGGAATGTGGCAAGGCGCGCGTTATTCGCTGCCGTCATGACCGAGGAATGGACGAGAGAGCGCACATTGCGCCTTGCTGCGTCGAGAATACCCACCTCGTCGCCTCGCCCTACGACGCGCGCCACGATCTGCTCCTGCGTCTCGTCCAGCAGCATGCCCTCTCGGACCTGTGCTGCGAACTTGAACACGGTGTCGTCGGATTGCTTGGCCCACCAAGCTTTTGCGGGCGAGCCCTCAATCAGCACCTCTTTCGCGAGGCTCGCCAGCCGTTCCGCACTCGGCATCGCCACGCTGGGCAGCACGTCCTGCAGAACGTCGACCGTCTTTTCCGCGACCACGACGGCAATACCCTTGAGGTCCACCACGCCCGCCACATCGTCGTAATGGGCCTTGATGATGTCCTGCGCCTGCTTGATCAGCGCTTGGATCTCGCGTTGCTTGCCGGGTGCGAATTCCGCCGTGACGAGGAGCTGCTTCAGCTCGTTCTCCATGTCGCGGATGATCTTGAGGGCTTCTGCCTCGTCGTGCGCGGACAGCCGTTGCAGTTCGAGCGCGTGTTTGAGGATGGCGTCTTGAAGCTCCAAATTGGTCATGTCGCCCCCAAGCTCTTGCAAAGCTCTAGCGCCTGCTCAGGCGCGAACCCCTCGTCGATGTAGGCCAGATAGAGCGCCCGTTTGGCGTGGGCTATCGACGCCGCGTGCTTGGCCTGTGCCGACATGATGATGTCCAGCTTATCGAACGCGTCGATCAGCTTTTGCTTGTCGTCACCCGCCATATCAGTTCCCGTTTACCGTGGATTTCGCGTATTCGAGCGCACCGAGGATGCGCCACCGATCCTCAAAATCACCAATCGATATGAACACGCCGTCCTTGAGATTATTGGCGACCACAACGAAATCCCTCACGTCGCCGCGCTCAATACGGTCTGCCAGATCGCGTATTGCTTGAGCATCATCAGCCCTGCGAGCTGCCTTCGCGTCTGAAATTCCCACCAGCTTCATGGCTTGAACTTCCTCGCAACTGGCGGGCGACCACCAAGCCTGATGTCCTTGATCGACTCCTCAAAATGCCGGTCAAATTCCTGCGCTCGCTCCAGAGCCCGTTGCGCTTCCGCCATAACCTTGTCGAATTCCGCCCACGATGGGAGTTGTTTGGCAACCCACCGCGCGCAGAGCCAAGCCGTGATTATCGCGCCGACAATACCGCCAGCTACAAACCATGCGATGCCATTCACGCCGCCATCTCCTGCCCAGCATCCACCACCGGACGCGGCGGCGGTTTCGCGTCGATCAGCTCACGCTCTTCCTCATAGGTACGTTCAGCATCAGCAACATCGGCACGCTGCAATTGCTCGTAGAACGTCTGCGAGGACATCTCGCCTGCCTGCACCGCCTTGAGGTATGCGGTGATCAGCGCAGCATCCAGCGCGGCCGGATTGTAATCGCGGTTCAGCTGGTAAACGACCTCACCCGATGCCCCTGCCCAATCGCGGAACACGCCCAACGCCCATTCCAGCCCTTCCGATACAGCCGTTGCCAGCGCGGCCAGAACCGAGTTCTCGCCAGTGCGATGGATGGCTGCGGTTTCGGCGGCTTCTACGGCGCGCTTTTCCGCGAACAACATGCGGGCGCCGAGGACGGCCATCTGCTGCTCTTTGCGATCGAGGTTCTTTTCGAGCGCGCTGAGGCCCTGCCCGGTGAATTCGAGATATCCGACCTTCGTGTCAGGATGCGAGAATACCCACGCCCGCGCCGACCCGATCGTGTCGAGCGTGTCCTCAGGACCCGCGCCCGCGACCCACGCCGTCGGCAGCCCAGTGAAATGGCACCCATGCTCATAGTCCGCTGTGGTGCGGTAATGGGCAAGGTTCCTATCGACCAGGTCAATGAGCGGCGGCTCATCCAGTTCACTATCGATGCCATCGGTTCCGAGGATCGCGAACGGCACATAGGCCAGCTTCTGCCCGCGCATCAGCGGCCAGAACTCCTGCGTCACGATCCAATCGCCGGTCTTGCCCTTCGCGCGCCGGAACACGCGCTGCCGGTACTGGTTGGCCTCATCCAGATCGAGGACGCGATATTGCTCTATCTCTTCATCCGCGAACTCATCGACCGGCTCGCTCACCATTTCCTTGAGGACGACCAGCGCCAGCACCCAACGGTTATGCACCCGGCGATAACGCCAGTTCACGATGCTCTCAGCGCGGTACGTGGTGATGAGCGGGCGCAGGCCAAGTTCTTCGGCAGCCTTCACCGTGATCGGCGTGGCACCATGCACAGACGGATGATCTACCATGATCCCGACGCGGCCAATGGTCAGCACTTCCAGCGCGATCCTGCGCGCCATGGTTTCGAGCGACGTGCCTGCCATATCTATATCGGGCTCATACGCATCCAGCCCGGCAGGCAATGACTTTGTTGGAGCCTTGCGGAACATCATGCCCAGCAGACCGCCAAGCGTGCGCCAAGTCGCGTTGTAGAACCCAGCGCGCAGCTTTCTCGCTGTATAATCTGCGTCATCTTCCGCCCCGAGCTTAGGCAGATATACGGTTCCTGCGGCATGGATAGCATCCTGCCCATCGGACGCATCCCGGCAGCGCTTCCATTTTGGTGCAAATGCATTGAAGCTTTTGTGAGGCGTGCTGACATCGCTCATGATTAAAACCCCTTGAGTTTAATTTGCCGCACTCCCCTACCTCTCACTGGATAGCGGTATGTTATAAAATAACCAGCTGCGTCGTTCAAGTGATCGAAGCCCGAAACCTTGTCAGGTTCGCCATTTTTATCATAAGCTTGCTTCTCCAATGCTTCAACAAATGAGGGGCACGAATCCACATTTACGCGCATTTTACGCTCACTGTCTGCGTGGATCATTTGGTTCATCGACAACACGCGATCTTTCACAGCAGGATTACTTGGCGCAACCAGCACGTTGAACTTCGCGGCGCGTAGCAAGGCGATGTCGCTCTCGCTGGCGTTGTTGGATTTGCGGCTGTTCCCGCTGGCATCGGGGTAAACCAAGATCGCATGCCCCTCGTACCGGCTGCGGATCGTCGCAATCATGGCCGGAGTATCGAGAATGCCGGTCAGTTCATCGACCGCATGCGGGTTGCCATCACGCAGGACGAACACCACCGCGCTCATGTTTCCGACGTTGAAGTCCATGCCGATGTGCAGCGGTTCGCTAGGCTGGATCGTCTCGCCGGACGCATTGCCAGCGCGATCGAACTCAGCATAGACCGAGCCAGACGTTAGGTTCACGAACTCGCCATCGAGGTAGGCAGCCAAGAGGTTTGCCGGATACGATGCGCGTAAATTCTCGATGTACTGCGGATCGAGGTGCGGGTTTTCCATCGTCTTGGCACGGAACATGACATACCCCGGCGCCGGGTTCTTCACCCAGCGGTCATAGACGAACTTGAACCCTTCTGGTGTCGTGGCAGCAGCAACCGTGTTGGGCATTCCGCACTTCTGCCGGTTGCGGGCGATGATCTTGTTCCAGGCATCGCGCGCCTTATCCATCGTCATGATGTCGATCTCATCGACCACGCTGTGCGCGACTTCGAAGCCGACGATGCGGTGGGGCTGCTCCATGTTGCGAAAGATCAGACGGCCACACCCCTCCACCTCAAGCACAGCCGATTGCTTGTTCAGCTTGTATGGCCACCCTTTGCGCTCGCACAGTTCAGGGAAGCGTTGAAAGGCGATGTCCTCGATCAACGGATAGGTTGGCAGGTAGTAGGCCACGTCCTGCTGCCAGCAATGGGCCTTGAGTGCCATCGCGCGCGCCATCGCCGCCGTAGTCTTACCCGACCCAAAACCACCAACAAACGCCGGGAACGGGTCCATGCACGTCGCGAACGCACGCTGTGTCGGGGTCAAGCAGCGCGCCTCGCTCATACGAAATCATCCACCGTCGCGCGGAACGGATTGATCGTGTGTTCCGTCTGGTTTTTCTCGATGTGGACACCGGCTGCCTTACCGCGGGCGATTTCAGCCGATATGGCGGCGCTGAACTGACCTTCCGCCTCTGCACCCCGACTAAGCGCGTCAAGGCGCTGTAGGTGGCCTTCCAGAGTCACCTGAGCGGTCTTCGCGGCGGGCTCTCGCAATTCAGATACCCTTACCGCGATTTTACCGTTCGAAAGCAGCTCAGACGCCTTCACGCTGACCACCGCTGGCTTCATCTTCTCGGCATTGTACGCCTGCCGATATGCCTCAGACGCATTGCCCGTCTCGATGTAGGCGAGGCAGAACTTCTCTTGCTTCGGGGTAAGCTCAGCCACCGATACCCTCCTGATTGCTCTCCCTGAATTTCTGATCGCGCGCCATGTTCATCAGGCCTGCGGGGTGTTCTTTCGGAAGCACCGTGACGATGCGTCCGTTCTCGATCACCACCCTCTGCCCCTTAGCCAGCTTCACGTACTTCGCGCCGAACTCGATGGCGCGTTGAATGAACGGGCTGGAGAGAAGCGCTCGTGCTTCGGAGTGCGACACAGGGGCGACCCGCTCGATGTAACGATCGATTGCATGGGAGCAGACGTGGATCATACCCCACCCCCATTACGCTCACGATAGCGGCGGTATCTCTCCCGCTCGCAAGTCTTACAGGATCGCCCGCCAGAAGAATGACGCCCTGTATTCTCTGGGGTGTATTCATGTCCGCTTTTGCAGTGGGTCGCCCCATGTAGCCAATGCCGACGCTTAGTCACCATGTCGTCAACATTGTCTTGCGCGCTACCAAGGAACAGGTGGGCTGGATTGACGCACAGCGGATTGTCACAGGTATGACAGACATACCCATCAGGCACTTCGCCATATGTCAGCATCCACACTGCGCGAGGAGCTTTGATGGGAGGATTTTTGGAACCATCCTGACGGCGACCGGGATTGATTTGGCCCCGGCCTTTCCCATCGGTGCTCCCTGTCCAGTTCCAACAGTCGTCTGGCCCGAGCCGATCCACCTTTGCCCAAAACCGCTCGTAGAATGGTTCGCGGCTATGAATGTGGTTCCGGCGTTTGCGCTCGATGGCGTGGCGGGTGATGTGGATCATGGGGCCACCTCGCAGGGTGTCCACTGTCTACCAGCCTTCTGAAACTTTCCTGAGAATACCCCCTCTTTTTCTACTCTTTCTCTTTTTTCAGTTTTAGAGGAAAGATAGTAGACAGAGGGCGATTTATAGCCGTTTTCTGCGGGTTTCAGGTGTCTACCAGCCTGTCTACTAGCTGGTGTCGCAGGCTGGTAGACAGGCCCGTGGTAGACAGCCCCGTTAATCTTTAAGCCCTCGATCATGAACGCACGAGCGCAATCGCCCAAATCATGACGAGGCTGGTAGACACCCTTGGTGGACAGGTAGACACCCATCATTGGCTCTCCCGATAGAAAATTCGGACCGATGTGCGCTCGCCATTTTCATCGCGCTTCTTGCCCACTTTTGATTTGAACCCGATCCGTCGTAGGCTGTCAGCCACACGGTCGCGCGCCTTGCGGTCCATGCGCTCATTGGGCACACCGATCTTCTGCAGGGCAGCGCCGACACTGATGGATTGAACGGACTCTGAGCGCAGCTTCTCGTCCAAAATCTCGTCCCAGACGTCGTATTCCTCACGCTCTGCGACCTGCCGGGCGGCGAGGCATTCTTCCTCATCCGATAGCCACCACGTCTCGTCGTTTTTGTACGCGTGGTATGCTTCGGCCCAAATCTGATCCCGGTGTTTGGTGATCATATCAATGTCGGCTTTTGTGACCGCGACCGGCCAGTACCGACGGTTACCGGTGCTATCCGTGAGATAGCCGCCATCGCCGGGGTTGATTGTCCCGAAGAAAATGCATTGGCGCGGATGCTCAGAAACCATCTTCGCGTATGGGAGGACAACCTTGTCGATCTGCATAGACAACATGCCCTTCACCTGATTTTCATCACGTTTGGTAATGGCGATGAACTCGGCCAGCTCGACGCACCATGCCCCCATCATGGCCATGACCATCTTGTTGTGCTGGTCGAACAGATTGACCGACTCTGCCGTATGGTCCTTGCCGAACAGAGCGGCGATCGAGGTCGACTTCTTGATGCCCTGCGGCCCCTCGAGAACCAGAACCGTGTCGACCTTACAGCCGGGCTGGAACGCACGGGCCACAGCGGCAATCAGCGTCTTGCGCCCAACGGCACGTGTGAACGGCGTATTTTGGGCACCAAGGCAGCTATGCAGCCAGAAGTTGAGCCGCGGCGTGCCATCCCATTTCAGGCTACGCAGATAGTCGCGCACCGGATGATAGGCGTTTTCCTTGGCGTGGCGCATGACTGCTGGCAGCAGGTCGCCGACGGTTGGCTCGAATTGATGGGCTTCGAGGATCAGCCGAATGTCGATCAGGTCGCAGTCCTCAAGCAGCCGGCCATTCCATTCCGCGCGTTGGGCCAGTTCGTTCCAGCGTATGGTGTTGCCCAGCTCGCGAACGTGCTTGAGATAAAGCATCAGGTTCGTGATATTCTTCTTCACGCCCTTGTTCGAAGTGGCGAGCTTACCCTTCCACGCGTCGAGGGAAATTACGTTTTCGCTCATCATGCCGCCACCCTGAGTTGATTGTTGCGCGCACGAGGGATGCGGGCTGATTTGAGAATGAGGCGGTTAAGCCGCGCGGCATCGATCCCGACGGTCAACAGGTCGCTCGGCAGTTGGGATGGTTGCCAGCGGACCTTTTCGAGGTCGCCAACAGCCAGCATCCCAGGCACGAGGTCTTTTTCGACGGCACCGTGCGCCCATTCACCTTTGCGTGATTCCGTCCAGCGCACGAAGAACGCGGCACGGGCCCGCATCCAATCGGTAAAGAACTGGCGGGGGCTGCCGTAGAGCGTGCCGGTTTCGGCATCGGGAAACGCGCCGATCAGATGGGCGCCAGGATCACCGATCACACGGGCCGCATCCGTCACCGGATCCCATGCGATGACGTGGTTGATCCCCAACCAATCCCAATCGAACGGGCCAAGCATTCTAGGCGCCGGCCAAGCAGCAAGGATCAGATGCTTGTCATCGATTTTAGCCAGGCGGAACGGCGCCAACGCATATGCCGCCCCATATTCCTTGGCATCTACCGACAGCGCGCGGGCGATAGCCGGGTGGAGGCGGTTAGCCATCCACCACAGCTTTGCGGGCGTTTCTCTATCGAGCGAGTGCCAGCGGTGGGCCAGCAGGTTCGTGGCATCGGTGCCGATAATCTCGAACGGATTGCCATCCATCTGGATCGCCTCGCGCAGGGCATCGAGGCACAGATCGCTATCGAGCATCGATCAGGCCCTCCATCCGCAGACGGTCAGCGACGTCATCGATCGACCAGGCAGCGAAGGCAATGCCGCCGGCGCGTTCCTGTGCCGCGCAAAAATTGAGCTGCGCGGGTTTGAGCTTGTCGCGGCCGATCTTGGCGTCGATCCAGATGGCGCGGCCCTTGAGTGTGGCGGCGATATCCAGCGCGCCTTTCGTGCCGAACTTCGCTGGTCGGCCATCGCGCGTATAGAGTAGCCCGGGCGTATCGACCGGAACCGACATGGCGCCGATTTCCGACAGGTAGAGGCGGATTCTGTTGACGAGATCGGTGTGGGGCTGGGACATCAGAACGTCCCCTTGTTGATCGTGTATTCTGCTGTGGGCCGACCGCCGGTCTCCATCTCGCGCCGTGTGACGAAGCCAACCTCAGCCATTGCATTGAGAGTCGCTTCGATTCGAACGCGATTGCTCAGACCCGACCACCCCTTGCGATGGATGTCGCGTACCGTGAAAGGAGACGTAAGACTGCCGTCGCGAAACCTGTTTAGGATCAGCGTGTCATACCCGACATTCTTGGCGTTAGTCGGCATAGTTCCCTCAACCCACATGCCACACCAGTCGCTGACAGAGGTCACCGGAAACACACGGCCACCGTCTATGGCCGTTGGCGCCATTGCTCGGCATTCGCCTTGCTGATGACAGTCAAGCTGCTGCCAGAAATCGCAGAGTACGCACGCCCTGCTCATGCAGCAGCCCTCCCCTGACGCGAGGACCAAACCTTTTGCGCCCAGAAGTGCGGGTTTTTATAACCACGCTGGCGACCCAGCTCGACAAGCGCATCCAGACTATTCGCCTTGCCCTGCTCGCGAAACTTGGCGCGTGGGTCGATGCGTGTGACTTCGGCCAGCGTGCCTTCAACCTGTTCGATCTCGCGCGCCTGAACCGGCACCTCATGACCGCATTGCGGGCAAGCTGGCGCCGGGCGGTAGACGAAGAAGCATTCGGTGCACTGGCGAACCGGCACCTCGGATGGCGCCGCGCGCTTGCGCTTTTCGCGATCATCAAGCGACCAATCACGAACATCATCGGGCAGTCCATGTGTGAGGCTATTCCCGGCATGGTCGAGAATGATCGCCTCAGACTTACCCTCGGCGGGACGCAGAGCCCGCCCGACCTGCTGCAGATACAGGCTCAGCGATTTGGTCGGACGGAGCAAAATCGCCGCCTCAATTGCTGGAACGTCGAACCCTTCACCGAACAGACTGTCATTCGACAGGATCAACGTTTCACCGCGGCGGAAGCGATCGACTGCCTGATCCCGCGCCTCGCTGGTCATCGACCCATCGACATGTTCGGCGGGAATGCCTGCGTCGATAAACTGCGCCACGATCTTGCGGGAATTGTCGACGCCAGCGGCGAAAACGACGGCGCGTTTGCCAGAACACAAGCGCTTATAATGCGCGATGGCGTCACCCACGATCTGGGGTTTGTCCATTGCCTTAGCCAATGCCCCGCGCTGATAGTCACCCGCCGCTGTACCTACATCGGACAAATCAGGCCGCGCCGGTGCGAACAGGCGATATGGCGATAGGCTGCCCTCTGCGATCAGCTCAGCAGTGGTCGGCCCCATCACCATGTGCGTGAACCAGCGCCCCAGCCCCTGCCCGTCCAAGCGCCACGGCGTTGCGGTCAGGCCAAGGATGCGCGCATGCGGGAATGCCTGGAACAGATTGTCCCACGAAGCCGCGCCAATGTGATGCACCTCGTCGAATACCATCAGCTTCGGCGTGGGTACCTTATCCATGCGCTTGGCGATCGATTGGACACTCGCGGCCTGCACGAGCGCGTGCGGATCCGACAGATAACCGGATTGCACCACCCCGTGCGGGATGCCCTGCCCATAGAATGTCTGGCTGGCCTGTCCGACCAATTCACGGCGATGGGCAAGCCACCACGTAGCGTTGCGCTTCTGGGCAGCGCCATGAACAACCGTCGAGGCCGTTACGGTTTTACCGGCACCCGTCGGCATGACCAGCAGCACGGCACGATGACCAGCGCGGTACGCTTCCCGGCATTCGGTCAGAACCCGTTCTTGATACGGACGAAGGATCATTTGCTCATGACCCTCCGCATTTTCTCATCGCGGATCAGGCGCCCGGCCACATCGACGGGCACGCCGTACGACCGAGAGAGGCTGTGTTGATCGGCGTTGTCGATCTGGACGATGTTCTCCAGCGCGTACCGGAGCGCGGTGGTTTGGCGGTTGTCTATGGCGGGCCGCGCCGCGCGCGCGCGGCTCACCACCGGCCATCCCGCGTGATAAACGGAATGTCATCGTCGAACCCATCGCTCGAACCGCCAAAGCCCGACGAACCGCCAAAGCCGCCACCCGGATCAGCATGACCCTGACTACCGTCCGGCGTACGCCGCTCGCCCTGCTTTGCGCCGTCGAGCATGGTCATCACCGCGCCCGGGCCCTGCAGCACCACTTCGGTGGAGTAACGGTCGTTGCCGCTCTGATCCTGCCATTTGCGGGTGCGCAGTTGGCCTTCGATATAGACCTTGCTACCTTTTTTCAGAAAACGCTCGGCAATACCTGCTAGACCGTCACCGAACACAGCCACGGTGTGCCATTCAGTGCGTTCCTGACGTTCGCCGGTGTTACGATCCTTCCAGCTTTCCGACGTGGCGATGCGCAGGTTTGCGACTTTGCCACCGTTCTGGAAGCTCTTCACTTCGGGATCAGCACCGAGATTGCCGACCAGAATGACCTTGTTGACGCTGCCAGCCATTAGCTCCGCCCCCCTGCGTCCAACAGGTCGGTCATGCCGTAACGGCGCGCCTCATTTTCGAGCGCGCGCACCTTTGCGCGGGCGGCGTCGATCTGGCTCGGCAGATAGCGTCGGCGCGCTTTCTCCGCGTTCCGGCGCGCCCAGCGGCGAGCGATGACGCGGCGGCATTCACGGCAACGAAAACCAGCCACGCCGACGCTCTGCGTGTTCTCTGATGTGTGCGGGTGGCCACACGGCCAAGTGGGCGCCATCACGCCGCCTTCCGGGCATCGTCTTCATCGACGATCACCTGCATCTGGGGAATGAGATCGCGGAACAGCGCAGCCAGAACAGCTGTATCCACGTGGCTGCGATGGCCATCACGAAGACGGTCAATCAGCTCGGACAGGCCATGACCGAGACCCGCCGCAAGTTCCATGTCATTGGCGGCGCGGGATTTAGCCGGGGTGAGTATCCAACCCTTCTCAGCGAGGATCGGGCGAATAACAGCCGGATCGGCATCGGCCATATTAAGGAGGCAATCGATATCGGGAAGACTGCCCTCAGCCATCCACTTTTCGACCGTCCGTTCCTTGACGTCACAGGCCTTAGCGAGCTTGTCTTTGCCCACATTTCGGACGGCAGTTTGAATGCCATCAGCGGTGAGCTCTTTTGCACGGGCGTTCGTAAGGTGCGTATTTTTACGAACGACTGCGATGTCAGAAGGCGGCATTGTCGACCTCATGGAAGGAAGGCGAAACAGAGCTGAAGCCATCGGCACATTGGCCAAGGCGCTCATCGAAAACTGGGGTGGCCGGGGCGGATTGCTGAACCCCGGCCATGGGGTCGCGCTGGATATGCGCGGGGGAAATGAGGGGGCGCATTCAGGCTGCCCTGTCGTCTGGGTAGTGTTCCGCGAGCCAAGCCTTGGCTTCCGCAGGGGTCATTTCACTCTTGCGGCGCGTTTCAGATGCGCGACCCAGAACGACGGTGATCCACATCAGAGCGATGGTCATGTTGATCCATCCAGACCCGCCGCAGTATTGGTGGTTGAACCATGGCAACGCGCCCAGCATGCCGAACATGAAGCCGTCCTTGAGCCACGATTGCAGAACGCCTTCGCGGAGCAGGATGATTTTGTCCCCCTCCCCGCTCATGCCGCCTCCCCTTTTTGTGTTGAGACGAGCGTGGACAGCGCGACCTGCAGCTCAAAGAGCTTGTCCGCAGTCGGTCGGGTCTTGCCTCGCCTCCAACGCGATGGAGTTGTCGGATCAACGCCAGCAGCTTCGCAGACGCGAGACATTGGGATGCCATGCCGCTTCGCGGTGGCGAAAAGCACGTCCATGGGATGTTCTGCCATCATGATTAGGCAGACTATAGGCAGGACTGCCTAAATGCAAGTGCAGAGTTGCTTAGAGCCTAAAATAGGCATCCTTGCTATGTCGTGGCCTATGCCAGGCACTGTTGAAGACGATATTGAGCTCGTTCGCGATCTTGTAAAATGGACCGGGACGAATGTGAACCAAATCTCCAAGCGGATCGGAGTGGTCAACACCACCCTCAACCGCTTCAATAATGGTTCCGCCAAAACCCGACTTCACCGGGACACACTCGCAAAGTTACGAGCAGAGTTTCCAGACTATCCGGGCTTTGAAAAAGATTCCGACGCGCCAGCCAATTGGGACAACCCTGACTATGTGCCGGTCGAGGTTCTACCTACATATGCCGGGCAAGGTGGCGGCGGCACTGGCGACGGCGACCGAGAAACAGCGCTGATACCCCGTGCGCTCATTGAAGATGTGCTGCGCGGGAAGCCCGACAACTTCCTACTAATCAACGTCCGCGGTGACAGCATGGAGCCAGATTTTCACCATGGCGATCAACTCCTGGTAGATTGCCGGGATCGCAGTCCAGCCCAGCCCGGCCCCTTTGCATTGTGGGACGGTGAATGGGGTGAATACGTGGTGAAGAACGTCGAGCGTTCCAACAGCGGGGAAGTGCGCATCTTTTCCAGCAATACGAAATATAGCTCGGCCATTGTGGAGACCGAGCAGACGCGGATCATTGGGCGTCCGGTCTGGTTTGGTCGGAGATTGTAATAACCACCCCGCGGGGCGGGTTCGGGGGGATAATTTGGGCGAAGATAATAAGCGGGAAGCAAGGTTCAGCGCGGTAAGGAAGGCGGCATCGGAAGCGGCGGCTAAATCTGCGGAAGATGCGCTAGAAAAGGCGCGTACTGGTGAAGCAAGAGACAAGCTTACCACTGGGTGTACCATTGGCGCTTTCGCGGTAATCGGCCTACTGATTTATGGTGTTGCCAGTTGCGTGATGACGCCGACGCCAGAGCCAGAGAAAAAGCCAGTCGTCGTTACAGATGGCCGCCTTTCATCATCCAAAGTGTTTATG